CTACTCGCTCTTTCCCAACTGCTTTACAAGCTGATTTACGTACACACTCGCACCAGCACACAATATACCCTGCGTTACAGCTGTAAATACAGCCATGTAGATATTCTCCGCCCCTTCTGTAGCCAGTATATAAACAGTGACCAATACAATACCGACAATGCCCAGTACCAAAGGTATATACTTGTCTTTTATCAAAGTAGTACTTTTAATCATCACGCCGATTAAATACAATACCGGAATCAATATCAATATCTCGGGCTTAATAAATTCCTTATAAAGTTCCATATCCATAATCTTAACTCCTTTCGATTATCTCATCAAATCTATGATGAGCTGATTTAGTAGATTCTTCTACTTTTAAAACTATATCGCTTAAATCCTTAATGTTTTTTCTGACAGTTTTCTGTTCTAATTTTATATCATCTATGCCTTTGCCAATTGCATCAAGCTTTACATTGATTGTTGCCATCTCTGCTGCATCTTTCTTTATGTCTACTGTGTTATTTCGTTTAAGGTTGTTCATTTCCTAATAAATAACAAATGCTTCAGATACAATTGATATTAATACTGTTAATTCTATGCTCATATTTCACCGCCTATGCTTTCAATTTAAAGGAGACCTGATTTTTCAAGTCTCTATTCGTACATATTCTATTCTTCATTTTCCGGCTCTGCTGGTTCCTTCGTGACAGGCTACGGGTATTCCGCATCAATCAGTGCAATGAGTTCTATGAATTCCTGGTCCGTAAGCAGTCCAATGGTCTGCTACAGATCAACATTCTTTTTGTCTACCTCCTTTGTATTTAAGTAACTCTTAATAATCCTTTCCTGAAATTTTAGCCTATTTTATATACTTGTTTTTGCATAGTTGCCTCTTTTTATAAGGGTAGCTTCAAGACTGTTGCAGAGCTTATGGGAGATACGGTAAAAGTAATAATTGATACATACTCGCATTTTACGGGTGATATGATGGCAAACGCCAAAAAAACAAGTTAATAATATTTTTTAAAATTATTTTTGACGACATAGTAACAAACGGCTTGATTTTAACAAAAAATTTATTTTTTTCACATTCTTAACACAAATATGCGTTAGTTACAATTATTACACTGAGATATGTTAATCGTATGAAAAACAAGCAATAACAAGACATTTAAAATTATTCGATAAAGTAAAATTGTAATTAATTGCAAAGGAAATGAAATTTATTTTTGACGAATTTTTGACGGCAAAAGTAGCACCTATCCGGTACAAGCGTATAATATACCAGAACCAATATAATGAGTTCTTGGGATTGCTACTATGCTCAATCAGGGCAGCAGACATCTACTAATGAGGTGATCGGCTGCCCTGAATATAAAAATACTCCGGATTGCTCCGGAGTTTAGCATTCGCAAAGAATTTTCTCTGTTTTTCTTAATAATATTTTCATGTTTTGGTCTCTTTTATGCTGCTTTGAATATGAAACTTTCTTTTTAGGTTGATGTTCTTTTCGCAACAAACAATATTCAATACCTATGATTGCATATGCCGTTGGCAAGTGAAAAATAAAGCAACGTAGTACAATGCTTTCTTTTTCCAAAAGCGCATAGATAAATACCACTATGGCAATCAAAGGAGCAAACCAAGTGTATTTTCTAACTTCATCAAATTCAGCATAATATAGTGTTAAAGAATAAATTCTAAAAACTAAAAATAAATAAATCATTGTAATTATAAGGATTAAATTAGTCATTTATTTGCCTCCTTCGGACGTAATTGCTACACTAGTTTCTATTACAAGATCAACAAGATCTTTATCTTTCTTTTTAAATCTAGCCGAATATGATAAAAATGGCACAAATGCATAAGCAATAAGAAAATACTTTAGTAATAATTTGTCATACGTTTTACCGCCTAGAAACGCAGCTGTCTCTAAAACCTTAAAAGCGTCTCCGCTATCTATAACACTATTTCCTAAAGATGCACTAAGTAACAAAATATATATAATACCAAACGGAATCAATAACAACCATTTAAAACCGTTAATAACTATATGTTGTTTTGGCATGTTTGCTAATTCTATTATATTAGGTAATACATATAAAGATAGGTTAATCAAAGTAAAATTCTCTAAATTGGACATCATATTTAATGCGGATGCCAACAAAACAACAGATAAAATAATAGGAAAAACCAACAATATCTTATTTCTCTCTGCTAACAAATTATTATATTTATTTTGTAATTCCTTATTCTGCTGCAAGACTTTGATATGTTCATCTTCTGATACCTGATGGTCTTTTGTCGTTCTTTTACTCATAGCTGGTAACCTTATCAATATGATTTGTAATAATATTGTAATACATTCACTAATATAAAGCAATACATATTTTACAAATTTTACTATATCTGCTACCTTAATACCAGTATACCCACTATTATTTATATTAATCGTCAGTATTTATTATAATATTAGAATTTTCCAAAATAAAAATCCCGAGCATTACACCCGGGATAATCTTACTTCATAGCCTCTGCTAACTTCATCAACAGAGCTTCGTTCCACTTATAAAAATCAAGATATTGGATTGTATTATCATCAAGTCCTGCTTTTTCTTTTATTATTTTCTTTGCTTCATCTAGTGTCATTTCCGTTTCCGCCTTTCCAAAATTAAATACAGTTTTAGGGTCAATAGACACATCATTTACATTTCTAACCTCAAAATGCAAATGAGAGCCAAAGGAATAGCCTGTATTTCCCTCTATACCGATTACTTGTCCTTTCTTGACCGATTGTCCTACCGACACATTTCTCTTGCTTAAATGGCAGAAATAATATTTGTGGTTACCGCTATCTATGCGGATATAATTTCCCCATTGCCAAGTGAGGTTATTTTTATCCGTTATGATGGTAGATGATTTTACAACGCCATCAACAGGAGAAATAATTTCTTTGCTTTCTTCTCCTACAAAATCAATACCTTTATGATTATTGGATGCTCCGTTTAATATCCTCATGCCAAAATCAGAGGAAAGGCGGTATTTGTCTTTAAACAAAATACCGTCGTCAAATATCATTCCTTCGTATTTACTCATTTTCTGTCACTTCCTGCAAAGACAAATCCTTTTCTAATAGATTTTTAGCTTTGTTTATTTCATATACTGCTGCTTCAATTAAAGCATCAAGTTCAGAATCGGTTATAGTTACGCCTTTATCCTTTAAAAAGGCTGTTACAAAATCTTTTTTCGGCACCGTGATTATGCCAGCTTCTTTCATCTGCTCAGCAGCAGCTACGGCAATTTTTACCCACTTCACCATCTCGTTCCATTGCTCAGCTGATATTTTCCCCTTTAGGACAGGAATAACATAGTATGTTATGATTGCTCCAATTAAGGCAATTATGGCTGTTAAAATAGGTGTTAAATCAATATTATTCATCTTCGTTTACTCCTTCATCTTCTAATATTTTTTTTGTTTCTTTGATACAACAGAGAGTAGCCAGCCCACATCAGAACCAGCATCCCGCAAATTCTCCAAAATACTTTGGCACTCTCTGAAAAATAGCATTGAATACACAATCGTTGAAATTACATTACTCACAACTGCTATAGGTGTAATCCTGTAACTCAATCCCGCCATGAGAAATAACACAAGATAAGTAATTAACTTCCTTGATGTTCCCCGCCACATGCTTTCACTATTAATATGCTTGTCCTTCAAGGCCTTTATAAAGCCCCCATCATTCACTGATAAGGCATAATACTTCGTAAACACGTCCACAACCGCAAGCATCATAACCGCACATGCGGCTGTGAAAAAGGATTGCTCAGGGAATAGCATATAAAATATTGCCCCTACAATAACTGATAATATGGGATTAGTTTCTTGAATTGATTTTATGTAATTCATAATATCCGTGTACATACATCACCTCGTTTCAGGTTGTCCAAACCTGATATTTTCGTACTGCTTACGCTTTGCTTTAACTTCCCAGCCAAATCTAATGTTGTCACCCTTTACAATGAAATTATCTTGGTTGCGCTGTTCCACCCATATATCGCCCGGACCATATTTCGTTAGAAATACCTGATATGGTAGTTCGGTATTCACGCATGCAAGCAATTTTTCATCTAATCGTACAATGCATTCTCCTTCTATGATTTCAGATTCGCCAATATCACCGAGATAGATTTCAGCTGTTTCATAAGCACTAAAATCTAGTTCGCCATATTCTTCTGTTTTTACTACGCAATTCTTTGCTCCATCAACCCTTAGCCCGCCGTGAATTCTTGCGTCTATACCTACGTCAAGATATCCCCATATATTTGTTCTATGGGCATTGACAATTACCTTTGTACTTGTGACTACGCCAGGACCTAAATACTCAGTTGAATCTCTATACACCCAATAGTTGCCTGCTAAATCTATAATTAACGCTGACCCTTGTCCGTTTTCCGGAGGGTCGTTAAAATCATATCGTCCCGACAAATAATCTGCCCATATGCCAGGGTCTGCTTGCTCCCAATTAAAAGTACCTCCATACATTGTAAGCTTAACCCAATCATTTCCTAGCGACACGGGAGCATTCCCAAATTCTAGGCCCATGTAACTATCTTCTGAATTTAAACTAATTGTGTTTTGCGGTAACGCATTTGGATTATCTGTTCTATATTCATCATAATATTCTAGTTCTTCCTGTGTGATGCCAACTGGCAACCCAGCACGATAATTCATCTTAAATTGTTGATTGCTAGACTTTTTTTTGATGCTCAATACACCGTTATCAAGCTTTATTTCTGCATCCGCAGAATCAGATATAATCGTGGAACCCGTCATCAGTACGCCAAGAATGCTTATTGCCGTCAGCGTCCCGGTGGTAATCTGGTCTGCAGATATAGACTCTCCTGTTATTGCCGTCCTCCATATCCATTGTCCTTGACTATCCCTAGCATTCGCAATTAATAATCCGCCACTTGACAACAACATAGCCCATGTTGCCTGCGCTTCTGTCGGCTGATTAATTATCATTATGCCTCTATCATCAAATACAACGTAGCCCAGGGCATTTTTTACAGTTGCAACCGCCGTATTCAGTACACCCGTGAGCTTCTCAGCAATAAGCCTACCATGCTCATCTACCACTTCAAGTATGATTCCTTCTAATACATCTAAGTTCTCATTAAGCTTGCTTAGGTCAATATTCAACGCTTCGATATCGCTGTCGCTTAACAGCTGCCATTCGGTTCCGTTATATCTTAACAGTTTTCTAAAAGGAACCATATCTTTAATTAGAACATTTTCCAACTCAGATATAAGCATATTCATGTTCTTAATGAGCCAGGTATCATCCGTCTTGTACCACAAATCGCCTTCCTTCGGGTTCGCCGGCTCCTCAGGCCCGTAATAGGTTTTAACTGTAGATATAGAGGATATCTTGTTGTTTACATAGGTCTTGATTCCGGTTATGTCATCAAGTATCGTCCCTATCGGCTGTCCGAGAACAACTCGGCTATTCATTCCCGTTAGAATATCTTTTTCTAGCTCAACAATTCTGACCTGGTGGTCTATGTTCAGAGCCTCGTCAATCGTGCGGACCGTATCACCTAATTCAAAATATCCTAATTCAGCAAATTCAGAGCCTTGTACAATTTCTACATCGTAGCTAATTGTTCCTGCTGCAAAGTCTATAATTCGTCTGATATTCTTGATATTCTTCCCGAATCTGAAATCAACTCCCCTGTCCTGGCCTATTTGCCGTTTGAGAGAGATTGATTTCCGAAAGTATTCAAGTTCACCCTGCC